CTAATTTTTGTTTAAAAAGTCTAATAATAAAAAGTTTAAAATGTGTTATGAAGTTCATTTACATCACTGCGCCTAGGGCTTTTGCGACGTTCATGGCAACGGGTGCGTAAGTAATTACACCATTGACTAAGCTTTTTGCTCCTCTAAGAGCCATCCTTGCTATATCTCCTATGTGTTTTGGGTTTTCATACACTGCAGACATTGTACGCATGGATGTAAGTGCGTCTTCAAATGCATGAGGATCTCCAAAAGAGGCTTTAACATTACGCCAAGTACTTGCGGTCTTGTATTCTAAGCCACAACACTGGGTAACGTAAGTGTCTCTCCCTTCAATTGTTGTGCATTTGGCAGCTATAACGAGATAGTCGCTCTTTGTTTGTAGAGGAAAATACGCCTTTTGAATTTGGCCTTTTGATGCTTCAGTTGGTGCCATGTTGTCAAAGTCTTCGAATTGGGATGGTTTCAAAAATCGATACATCCCATTTTTGAGGTTAAGTCTAGTGGATCCATTGGCAGAAGAAACATTCTGGAAATTTGTGTATCGCATCCAATCGACACCTAGGGGTACTTGCCATGACGCAATATACCCTTGTCGGTATAAATTTGCTGCTTTGTTTGATACCATCACGGATTGAGAAATAAATCTAAGTCCTTGAATTCCATAAATTTCATCTTGGAAATCGTTGACGCAACGGTGAGACCAGTGCGGGGTTTCGATAGTTTCAATGTCGATGAAGACACTTGAGAGGTTAAGGCTACCAGGGGTTGTCGACGCAGTTGCTTCAAGGCTAACTGCGAAATATCCAGGCTTAGAAACTTTGAGTTCAACAAAGCTTGTCGCGGTCCCACCACTTGAGGAGGTTTGTGAGTGAAGGATACGCTTCCCATCTTCCATCTCCCATAACTTGTACGAAATGTTATTCCCCGTTGCTGGGTTCGAAAAATTAATCCGTACAAGGCAAGTGGGAGAGCCTCCGTCCTGATTAGCTGGATTGCCATCCACGTACATAAAGGTAACACCGTCTGCTTCCCCAGGATAATACGTTTGTCCATGGGCGGAATATCCGGAAGTGTGGACTGCGTGTGTGAAGTAAATAAAACTGGGCTCGTCAGTGAGCCGTAATCCACCACTAGCGGCGGAACTCGAATTGTAGTCGTCTCTATACCATGCCCGGTAACTTGTGAAGGTCCTATCGCCATCATACATAACGAGGTTGCGCAATGGATCTCTAAAGGCGAATATGACCATTTCGTCATTTGCGGGGTAGTATGGGGTCCAAGTGTAAGCGGTCTCTGTGGGGTCCTTGTTCCAAGAGGAATCGATGAGTCTGAAAGGTTTCGCAACAGCTGTCGGTGCTGTTGTAAACGGATTTGAAAATCTAATTGCTTCTGCGGAATTTGGATCAGCAAGATACTGCACCACTCGGGCATACTCACGTTCTTTCTGAGTATTAACTTCGGAATATACTTCTTTGCGAATCTGTTTCGATACCGCTTTCCGTTCCAGTCGGTTAAAACTCCGTGGGCTCATGGCTATGGTTTCTTGTTTGCCGTGTTTAATAATGGGGGAATGTTTGATTGTTTTGTCTATGCGTTTAATCTCTTTCTCGACCTTTTTCATAGCCTTAGGAGCTCCAGTCTGCTTAGTGGCAGGTCCTGGATTGGGTTCGACGCATTCGCGAGTTAGGTCTTTAATCCATTGAGATGCTGCTTGAAATAGCTCCTCGCGATCGTTTATGTCTTTGAAAGCACCTGCCTTACTATGGTAGACAAGTTCTTGAAAGATCTTTTTAAAAAGTTTTGCAACTCGGGGACTTCTGTTCTGAATGTCAACCAAATCGTCTTGGTGTTTCATAATCCTTCCTGATATCTCAGCTAAGCGCTTATTGATCTTTGGAGTCGTGAACATAGGCAGTTGACACATAAGTGATTGGATAACTGCGAATGAAAAACAAACCTCACTACAGTTAATGAAGGATTGCAAGTAAGAAACAGTGTCTTCCTCGTCGGAGTCTTCTTCTTGTTTAATCTCCTCGGGTGGGATAAGACGTGGTTGATCCAGAGTAACAGCATCACGCTGTGGTACTATATCTGGATTTGGAAAGAACATACTTCCCACGAATGAATAAGTAATAAGTTTATCTCTCACAATGTCTTTTCTGTGAGAATATCGCTCGTCGTTGAAATGAGCGCTTTTGCTGATATAGTCATCATATCGATCATTTGTCACAATACGTGAATGTTCCAACCTAAGGGCATAATTTACTGTGTATGAGTCATCATAGTCAGCAGAGGGAATACAAACAAAAATTCCTTCTTTGGTCATTTTCTCAAAGAATTGGGGATTGTCAACTAGCTTACGCTTGTTGTTGTTTGCCACCAACATATATCGGGGATAAAATCCGACGACTTGGTGACCTCTGGTTCTGAAAAACTCAACGGCCAATCTGGCTCCTTCAGCAGCAAAACCTTGGTGGTGTGAGTAATGGGCACAAATGTTTGGTATATCGAGTATAACAACATCTTCAGGCTTGAGTTGTGGTCGCTGATTTCGCTTGTCTTCTCTCGGTTCACGACTAAGAATCTGTGCATGTTCCGAGACTACTGATTGGGCTCTAATTAACTGTTGCTTATAGATTTCACGCCCTTCAGTGGCTGCTTGTTGTTGTTGAGCTTGTTTTATCCTCTCAACTCTGATTACATACATTGCTCTAAGGAAGAGAGTGTACGCACAGTGGTTTGCCTGTGTAATACTTTGGCCACCCAGAACATTAATCTTCCACTTATGATAGTGGAGGAGAGAGTTCCAGATGGGTTTTCCAACAGTACCAGTGTTGTAGGTGTTGGGCTCTGGCAGCGTAAGTTTGTTTTTAGCAAAGATAGCTTGGGTAATGGATCGAGCATTGGTGAAAACCCAATGAACATTGTCATCGAATTTAAATGTTAGCTCAAATGGGGAGACTTCAAAGAAATCATCCCCAAATCCCATAAATAATTGGTAAATCTGCCCATTATTAATTGCGGGCAAGATAGTACTATTGTAGTACTCCTGGTTCTTGGTGGGGTCCATAATTGATTGCGACATTGTGAGTTGTTTATGGTAAAAATAACTAAAATAATATAAAATAATGTAAAATGTTGCGCCGTCACTCGCACGGACTAAGTTAAGCACTAATTGCGGTAGCTGAATTTTCGGATAGCTCAGAAATGATCTGAGAGAGGAATGTGGGTATCACATTCAAATCTGCGTGACGCAGATTTTGACCCTGCGCACACGATGGGGTCAGGCCCGCGGCGCTTTCGTTTGATTCTAATCCGAGCCAAAAATTCCTAGCTTCATCAATTGTGGGAATAAGCTGTAGTCCTTGGGTTGTTATGAAGTTCAAGAGATCCTGGTTCTGCTCAACCAAGGTATCATTCACTCCGTTTTTGAGCAAATGAGCAAGATACTTCCGCATCTTTTTCAAGAATTTCTCATCGTCATTAAATACAGCGAGTAAATACAAAGAATATGCCCTATTATAGGCTGTTGCAGCATCATATTGTCGATGCACATTCGATAAACTCGTTTTTATTTTGTTTAAATCATATCGTGGGACATAGTAAGTGCCCCACTTGACGACTTCTGCTCCTAAGAGCACCATTCCTTCAATAGTGTCGGATACCTTGTCATCTTCCTTCTTCAGTTGCATACTAAATTGCTTATAAAAATCCCTTCGGACCTCGTAATTCAGGAAAAACTCTAGCTTTTTAGAGACGCCTCCCAGATGGTCATCGGCATAAATCTTTGCGTGCAAGTGCCTTAAGATCTTGTCCATTGTGTCTAATTCTGGGTGGAGACTAATGACTGTATAAATCATAATCACCATGTGACCAAGCGTATTATCTGTAGTAGTGAAGATGGTACCTGATTTTTGCATTCCCGCAAGCGTCTGTATAATTTGGCCAGTGGCCTCGCTGAGCAAAAACGCATGGATTGACTGGTCATAAGTCCAGTCGGATCGTTCCTTCCATTCTTCGAATGTCATAGGATAGTTTGGATTAAATTTCCAACACTCTTCGCGAATTTGTTGGCATACTCGGGACAGAGCCTCTTCAAAGTATTTGTCATATTTCGTACAATCTCCTTTAAAGAAATGTTCCATCCCTTTGATGATTTCTTTAATTAAGCGGTCAAAACCGCCTCTCTGAAAAGCACTTCCAAGTGCTGACAGTCCTCCTAATTTGAGCATTCTTTTATTGAACTTCTGGTGGATTTGTGCTGAGTAAAAGTATTCCGTAACCTGAGGAAACTTGAACACTCTCACGTTCTTTTCTCGGAGCTTTTTCTTTTTGAGCAACTCCATGGTCTTACATTTCATAATATAGGGTCCAGTCCAGCCACATTTATGTGCGCTTTCCCAGAATTCTCGGTAGATCGTCTCCAATCCACCTTTTTCTACGAAATCTCTTTTGTTGTGGAAATTTTCTTTGTATCCATAACCACAACTTCCGTCCCCATTATATTCAACTTCTTCCACGGGTATAGCTTGTGAAACTACTCCCTCCCGTTTTAAATACTCGACCAATATATGTTTTGCTCGGTCGATGTTCTCTTTCATCTCGGGCGGGAATTCCCTTTTTAGGGGAACGTCACTCAATTCGATTTGCTTGTTAAGGCATTCGATATCGGGCTCTCCGTAAGCATAATCACCAGAATCTGGTGGAATAATCTCTTCCATTATGTCAAAGCTCTGCCAATGCAGACACCTTTGTCCTCCAATAATGTTTTCTCGTATTTCCAATTTCCTTTCGCTAACATTGCGAGCAGGCAACCATCCAATTGGAAAGATGTTGTGCTCGCCTTTTATCACGGGGGCGTTCGACCGTGATGGACGTGGCCGAACGTTGTTTAGCCACCCCCCCAACACATCATGTGTGGAGGGCGCTACTAGTTTAAAGTAGCGGTGCCAATTTTGCCATTGGCAATTCGGTCGGCCATTTCTGGCGTGAATGGTATATAGCGATTGAAACCGTCCTTATCGACGGAACCACTTACGTGGATACCGAAGCAATATTTGCCGTCAATGTCAGTGACTGCTGCTCCGCTGTATCCGTGGTCGGTGGAAATGCGGTGTCGACCGTCTGGGTAGACTAATCCGGTAGCTCCACCCCAGCGCCCAGTTTTAATATCGTATCCTACGATTTTACCTTCAAAAGGTTGTCTTGGGGGTGGGAGTGGCTTCAAAGATTTTACCCCAGGGGGGATTGTCTTTGGAACTACCCAGACAGAAATGTCTTTTCCTTCGAATTCTTCTTCGACTTTCTTGGTGTCATGAGTGGTTGGTTTTACCTCCACGTTTTGCCAAAAAGAGACAGGGGCTCGATCGCCTACCTTATGTCTCATAGGGACTGTTCCATGGTTGGATGTGAAAATATATGATCCGACCTTGCGCGCAGTGTTATGTGGGCGCTCTGTGCTTCCATCAAAGGAAAACAGGTGATAAAAATCACGTGGGTAGCATGTTCCAGAACCGGTCATAGCGGATTCAAGCTTGTCAGCTTCACGAACATCCATGACTGAACTTCCAATCATGACTGATTTGGGTAGTCCTGGTACGGTTTGTTGTTTTTCTGGATCATACTGATCGGGTACAAAAGTTTCGTCCCATTCTCTAATGGGCCAATCAGGAGGTACACTCTGATTTTGTTGTTGATCGGGATCGACGGATTCCTTCTTTCCTTCAGGGGCGCTCTCTACGGCCTTATAGCCTTTGAGTGTTTTGAGCTTTTTGGTTAATTGCTCATTGATAAAACGATCGCGTCCGAGGGGATCATTATGGAATTTCTTTACGTCCTTGATGACGACCGTGAATGGTTTCCCGGTTAGATCCTTGATCTCGGCTTGAAGATCATACTGCTTCTGTTTCAAGGTTTTATGTGCTTGCATATCCTTGCCAGCGAGTCTTTTTGCAGACTCTTTGTAATTCTCCTCAGCAGTTTGCGTGGGAGCCTTGTCTTCCTTAGGAGGGGCTGGATCTTCCTTTTTAGGGGCAGGCTTATCCTCCTTCTTTGGAGCTG